GCCCTGGGCATACCTTAAACTTATTTCTGGTGCGGTTTTTACGGCCATACACTAAAAAATAACAAATTTTTCAACTAATACCCCCTATTTATAGCCTAAATTCACTTTTCTAGGTTATCATTCAATTAATCACTTTATTCTGATTGAGTCCGTGGCTGAATCATGCTTATCTGGTTTCGTTCCAGAAGATTTTAAACAAGAAGTACAGGTTAAGAAAAAAAGACGTTCTAAATTTGCTTGCAATACACAGGAGCATATTCAACTTAGAAGTCAAAGATTGTATTCTCGTCAGTTAGATGGGAAGACAACAAGGCAACTTGTTCTCGAACATGCAAAGATAGAAGGTATTTCAGAAACTTCTGCTTGGAGCGATTGGGGCAGGGTCAAGGTTTGGAATAACGAAGACTGGGAAAAAGATAGAGAAAATATGCTTCCTAGACTTCAAGCTATGAGAGTTAGACTATTTAATAAGGCAATATCTAAAGGACAATTACAAACAGCAGCACAAATACTCGATTCATTAGGCAAAGTTATCGGAGAATCTGTAGAGACAGTCAATATTCAAGCACCTGAACTATCTATTAAAGTAGAACAAAAGCAGTAGTAACTCTGTATTAGTAACGAAGATATCGAGAATATATTTAAGTTCCTCGACATGGTATATAGCAAGTAACATTTGCTACACTACCCCCTAGCATATGTGCTACGCTGATGTCATAATTAATCATTTAATATGTCACTTATAACATCACCATATGTATCATCTTTGTTGC